CTTGAACTAAGTTCACCTCCAAGGGATTTATGGTAGGTGGTGGTCATTTCACCCAGACGACGGGGGGAACGAGAAAGAAAGAAGAGACAGAGAAGGGAAGGAGAAGAGTTGTGTGGTGTCTAAGGATGCCGGGGCTGGATATAGGGCAAAGTGTCGAACCCAGTACCTAGCCCATAGTCGAGAAAGAGAATAGTGTTGGCAGCAGGACAGTTGATAGAAGTACCAAAAGTGGCAGTGGACACAAGATAACACAACTCATGGTATTCACTAGTGGTCATGTCGTAGCGGTCGCAAATGGACTGATCTGTCACGCGAAAATGCGGATAGTCGCTCTCGACAACCTTACGCTCGAAAACGTCGATAACAAATGATTCACCTTGGCCGACGGCGTCCCAGGCAGCCTCGAGCATGGAGCATGTGGATCGAGGGTAAGCACCATTAAGCAGGCCGCGTTGAAAGGCAGCACCACGAACAGGTAATGGGCCACGACCGGGGAGATCTCCTTTACAGGTACCAAACGCACGCAACAACACGCCAAGGTTAAGAAATGGGTGATACACATCATTAACATCCTTCATAGGTGAGTGTTTTAAAAATTGTAATTGTTCGGGTTTGCTAAGTGGTGCCTCTCCGCCAGTGATGACGTACCCAGCAACTCTAGCTGCAGCAGCAATGTCGGCAGGCTGCTGGATGTCAGCGTCAGCAATGGCCAACGCGATAGTAGTGTTTGCTATTCCGTTAATGGCGGTCGTTCCAGTCCAACCGGATAGCAAACAATAAATCAGCAACTTAAAAATAACAAACTCGGATGGGCGTGATGGGTTAACGACTTTAAGACGAGATTTGCACTGCTTCATGAGCAGCTTCATATAACGACGCACATTGTGTGGGGTGGCAGATAATAGATTGCGAAAGATAGCCTTGCTATGGGAAGCATCACAAGACGAGATATCAAGATTGAAAAACCAGATCTGTTGACCAACGCGAATTGATAGGCACGCGTCATCGGAGAAGTATATATAAACAAATCTGTAGGGGCATGTTATAAGTAGATCGAATGCTTCTTTAAGCGTGTGAGCGTCAGGCGATTTAATAAAACGAATCAGCCCTCCTTTATAATAAATATCTTCGTGTGCTTGTGCTTGTTTAAAACACTCAAACAGCCTAAAACCATAAAGAGAAGCGGGCACAGTTAAGTCCACAATAGCGCGAGGATACTTGCCGGGTTTTGCCCACTCTTGTGTTTTAAGTTTCCACTTACAATTACGCGGTAACCAATTTATATTACTATCTGCTGCCTTACCTTCTACGTGTAACTCATCATGGGCTTGAATTCTCAACTCTTTCTTTTCATGGGGGTCTGCATAATGATCTTCCATCTGTTCGGAGGGTGTGGTGAAGTGCTCAAAGTAGGGTAGATAACGTGTGGCTAACTCCTCAAATATATGTACATGTGTTTGCCTAAAAACGGCCTGATTTGCCATTAGTGTGTCATGTAGTCCTGGTATTTCGGGTGCCACTTTGCAAAGAAGTCGTGTGGTTGCTTTTTGTAAGTTTTCAGGTGTATTAGCGTACATGACGCCAGTATGTGAAAAGACGGGTCCAAAGAGTGTGCGATAGAAGCCATCGGGAGAGATGAAAGTAGGAGAGAAGAGTAGTGATCCGTTAGGAGCAATGTATTGAGCTCCGCGAAGAACACGGAACCCGGGACGCAACTCAAAAGGTTTATTTACAACGCATTGAACAACGCCAACACGAAAGGGTCCGGTTAACTCTACGCCGGAGACTGAACCCTTGAGCGAAAATTTACGCTCATAGTTTGCGCCGGGACAGCAAGGGCACGGAAGAGATGTCTATGGCGCAACACTTGATAAAAGAAGGTGATAGTGTTAGAATATGAAATAGAGTCGATAGAAGCAAGAAAGCTGACGTTGTTAGGCGGCGCAAGACGATCACACACACGCTGAATAAGCTGGATGACACCTGGAGGGAACTCAAATTGGCCGGTGCTAGATCGTCGAACAAGGGTTCTGGAGTGGATGTCTCCCACTTCTGGTATTTCCGAGTGTTCCAGCACCTCAAGCATTTCAGGGAACACTGTGACTTTACAGGCACTATCCAGACTGGGGGCATTCAGGTCTGTGATCATATGGCGTCCGCGAACAGGGCGTTGCAAAGGGCGATCACCATGTCGCGACGCACGGGCACTATTCATAGCCCAAGTCCAACTCGACTCAATGTTTGGATGTGACTCTAGAAACTGTCCACGATCCCCT